TCCATACCTAAGTCATTAGCTAAGTCGCCTGTCTGGTCCATTGGTCCCATGTCGTCGTCTGCTTCAACACTCATTGTGTCTAACTCAAAGTTTTCGTCTAGATCTTCGTCTGACTCATCTACTGCTTCGTCGTCTGCTTCGTCTAGGTCTTCGTCTGACTCATCTACTGCTTCGTCATCAGCTTCATCAACTTCTGCTTCGTCTTCTAGTAGTGACTCATAGATATCGCGTGATTTCTCAACTACGATCTCGTGAAATAATTCTTGTGCTGCTGCTTTGTCTTCGTTGACAAGTAGCTCTAGCATTTGTTCAAATTTATTTTGATCTGACATTGTTTAACTCCTATAAATGTTTTAGTTTACACATGTACATGCATAGCACATACGCCTGTGTTGGGCTGTCATATTGTATTTACTATTTATACAGAAAAGTATGTAGAAATAGGCTCATAACGAGCCGTTTTAGAATAGATTACAAAATATCGAAGGATTTTTTAAATTCTTCAACTGTAATATGGGTTAAATTGTTAAGTTTTTCGAACTCTCTTGGTATAAATGCATTTTCCTGCACTACTCGTATATATCTTTTTTGTGAATATTTTTGACAAGTAATCATAGTTTGTTTAAGCCAATTACCGTGAAACGTTGCACGCTCGTAAGTTTTTTTATAATTAGGCGTTCCGGCATATATATTGTTTATTTTATCATCTATACCTTGATAATCAAATCCTAGTATATAGATATCAGTTGTATTATGTGTACTTGCAAGCCATAATGCTGTAGGACCGCTACTCCACCCCTTTGACGGATTAAAAAAATTAAATCCATTCATTTGATGGTAAGACCGATTGGCGTTAGTCCATACACTATGTCCGTGCTGATATCCTGCTTTGTTAATTTCAAGAATCATTTTTGTATCAACTGCAACTAAGTAATCAGGTTCAAACTCTCTATATAGTGCATTGCAGCCATATACAGTTCCTTTAGTTTTTAGTTGTTCTAGGTTAATTGATTTACGACTAGTGCCATTACCTAGCACAAAAGCTGTTTTAGTCAATAGTTATACTCCGCCTGCCTCTGCGTTTGCTGCTATACCATACATTTGTTTGACGAACTCTTGTTCCTCACGCTTCTCTTCTGTATGTAGCTCAGATGCTTTGCGGATACGATTGATTTGACTAAGAGTCAATCTTGTTTTACGAGTATCGTCTTTTTGCATAGGCGAATCGTCATAGTCTGCTTCGTAGCGTTTATCGTCTACAAATTCAACAGTTTCACGGTCGTGATAAAATAATTCTCTTAGTATCATATTGTATTTATATCGTTTGCTCAGTTCCTGCTGCCGGAGCACCGAGTGTGTCTCCAGTAACCGTATCAGGCGCTGTAGTATCACCGCCGTCTTCGCCGCCAAGTCCTTCCGGAGCGTCGTCTTCTATACCACCCAAGTCTGCTCCAATGCCTGCACTACTAATACCTGCGTCACGCATTTCTGCACTTGCATCGCCTGGCATTGGCTCTAGATTGTCTTCATTCTCTTCTCGCCACATACGTTCGTTCTCTGCAATCTCTTCGTCACTCATACCCAAGAATCGTTTCATTGCAAATCTATTAGACATATAAGGAATAGCACTCATTTGCGTGTATGTTGGTACACGAGCATTATCAATCTCAGCTTGTCTGTAACTTGCAAAGTTCTGTGGTGGTTGGAATTTAAGATCAAACATTGCAGTATCAATGTTTACACCTTTTTCTAACAAGTAACGTTTAAACTCTGTATCAAACTCTTCAACAATTAAGTTTTGTAGTCTTTCGCAATAAGTGTTAAACCTTAGTTCTTGTATGTAGGCTGTGCCGACTCGTCCGTCATTGTATTGAGAAGCACTGTCGTCAGCCCCGGTTGGTAGATAGCTGCTAGGGATTCGTAAACCACGTACGAGCTTATTAGTAAAATATCTAAGGTCATCAATTTCTCCAAGGTTAGTACCGCCAGGAAGTGTTTCAACTTTAGAACCGCGTCCTTCAGCAGTTTGCGGAAAGAAGTAGTCTTCGTTGATTGACAAAGGATTGTATGAACTGTCTATAACATTAGCACCACCCCCTGTCGACGATGGGATTCGTCTCTGGTGTATTTCCGTCTTAACACGCTCCACAAACTGCATAGCAAGGTGTGATGGCATGTTGCCCACATCAACGTAGAATACTCTGCGCTCTGGAGCACGTTGTACACGATATATAATAATTGCGTCTTCTAATAATTCTTTTTGCTTGTATACTTTAAAGATAGTTTCAAGTAAACTATTACCAAACGGATAGTTGTTGTCTAATCCTTCTGATAAACTTAAATGTACAACATGTTCTGCATCTACAGTAAATTCTGAATCGTCAGTACTAAAGCGACTTCCACTCATGCCGCCGGTTGGCCCTAACATGCCTTTTGCACCGCCTGCAGAACTAGATGATTGATATTGTCCGCCGCCTGCAGGACTCATATTACCGTTGTTTACATATGGTGTTGTTGCAATGCCGTCTTTAAAGTTAAAGTTTACATTCTTAATAACATACTGCTCAGGAGTCTTACCTTCTGATTCATTTACAATGATACGAGTGACGTTTGCAGGATCAACATGAAACCATTTTTTAGTTTCTGGATCTCTTAGGAAAAATTGATCTCCCATTTTAAATACGTTACGTAGTATTCTAAATATCTTTGTTTCAAAACTTTGCAGTTTATTCCACTGTTGTAGATACTGCCCGATAATATTAATTTCACTGTTGGTTGCTTTCTCGCCGCGATAGTCTACAAGGAAAGGTGTGTTGTTTGCTCCGTTTTTCTGTGTACAAAACTCAGCAAGGATATCAAGGGCAGCATTAACTTCACTGTCTTGATCCATTGTGTTATATTGACCGTAGCGTTCAACTCTGTTTGGCGAACCTACATATACATCAGGCAAGTATGAGCTATAGTTGGAACGAGCAGGACCAGCCATATTGCCGTTGCCACGGCTTGAAAATGGACTGTAGCTTCCGCTTTGATTATCACCTGTTGCCACTGGTGTAAAATGTTTTTTCCAACTCATGTATTTTTCCTCTTGTCTTTAACCAATATTACTTACACTACTACGTGCTAAATTACTTCCAACTATATTTCTAGTATTATTGGCTGTGAGATCAGTGCCAGTTCTAATAGAAGATAAAACTGCTAATACTTGTTGCATAGTGTTATTTAACTCTTCACTGCTGCCACCACCGCCGCTTCCGATTGTTTGCATTTTATCAACTACTGTTCCTGCATTAGTTCCGTTGCCGTAGCCTGTGTAATTATCTTTATTAAGTTCGGCATTTAACTCTTCAAGAACTGCAACTAACTGCTTCATAGCTTCAGTATAACTGGTAACTCCGTCTATGTCAAGTCCATTTTTAATTGCATTAAGATTATTTTCTAAACCTTCTATATTTGCAAAACTTGCCATCGCAGTTTGTGTATCCATTAGTGCGTTTGCACCATCAGCAGCTGGACTAGCATCTACTGTTATATCGGTAGACTCGTCGCTGCCGCCCATCCATGCTGGTAGGAATGATTTAAAACTAGGTAGCTCAAAATCAAAGTCAAAGAATCCTGTAAGTTTTTCCCAAACGTTATCAAACAAACCAGTTATACTTGGAAATTCAAAATTGTCAAAGCTAAACCAGCCTTTTACAGTTTCCCATACACCAGAAGCAATGCCTGAAATTGAATATGCTGCTTCGCCTTCGCCAAAGCTAAAGAATCCAGTTACAGTGTCCCATGCTTTACCAAATAGCGCAGATATACTAAATCCTTCTTCGCCGAAATCAAAGAATCCTGTTATAGCATCCCATGCATCACTTATCGGAGTCATAAAGTCTAAATTGTCCCACCAAGTTGTAATGCCAGTCCATACTCCTGTGATTGAATCCCATACTACTCCAAGACTTTCTACTAATTTATCGTATCCAATAACTGCTATAACAGCCGCAGCAAGTGCACCAGGTATGCCGATAATCGGAGCAGCAATTAATAAACCAAGACCTGCTATACCTCCAATGAAAATATCATCCCAGCTAATATTAAAGCCGCTTTTGATTCCGTCCCACATTGCAGAAACTGCATCGATTAAAACTTGCGTTAGTGGAGGTATAACTTTTTCCACTACAACGTCCATTACGTTGTTGAACATTTTCATAATTGGACCGTCTTCGTCGCCAATTGTACTGAATAGATTTCCAAACAACCCTTTAGTTTCAACAGTTTGCGAACCTCCAGGACCTCCTGGTACTTCTTTTTCCCCTCCAAACAATGCAGAAATAAATCCAAAATCTTTAATATCTTGCATAAATGTTGAGAAGACCGTTGCTAAATCTGTTAAGGCAGATGTTATAAGAGCAAATCCATCAGTTTCGATAAATTTCATTAAAGATTCGCCTGCTGCGGATATTCCTTCTGTGAACATTCCTAAGATTGATTCTTTGTTGCCATCTGGTCCGTGTATTTCATCAGTTAATACAGCCATAAAGTTAGATCTTATTTTATTTAATGTTTCACTAAATTGGAGTATGCCACCGTCAATTTGCGACTGCTTGGCTGCTGCTGCTGCATCAGCTGCAAGAGCGTCGGAATCTTTAAACACCATTGTTCTCATATCAGCAGCCGCTTGAAAAACATCGCCCATAACGCCGCCGACGCCTATCAAACCTTGTACAGTAGTATCGCCCATCTGTTCGGCTCTTGCATCTATATCTCGTTTAACGGCTGCTAGGAAATTATTTTGTTCGCCTGCGTCCATATTTTTAAAATCAGCTGCGCGAGTTCTAAATTCTTCACTCATTGCACTAAGCTGAGCTGTCATCGGATTATTAGCAACACCGTCTGACATATCAATCATAGCTTCTTTCATTGCTGCTGATGCATTTCCGGCTGTTTGTAATCCAGCAGCAAATTGAAGAGCTTGCTTTTCGTCCATTTGACTCATTGCTAATCTTGCTCTTGCATCAGCACCGGCTGCATTTAATTCTTCTTTGATTTGATCTCTGCGTTTTCCTGTTACTCTTGCAAGATCGTTTACCACGTCTAAGTAATCTGTTGCACCTTTAGTAGACATACCGTTCATTCGACGTTCAGAATTCATTAGTGTGCCAGTAAATTCTGCGTAATCAAGTAATCCTTCATTAAGTTCCATGGCAGTAAAACCCATATTCATAAATGCCCTACCAGGTCCATCTCTGAGTTGCTTAGACATTCTAGCAAAGTTTGCAGAGCCTTGTGCCGTAGTTGCACCAAAGTAACGCATACGATCTGCATTTTCTCCAACCAATTGTGTAAATTGACTTAATGGCATACCTGCTTCTGTTGCAGTTCTTCTAATATCGTTTAAACCATCTCCAAACTGTGCGCCAACATTTGAAAGTGCTCTAAAGCTGTCAACATTTTGATCTATTAGCCCAACTAGAGGACTAAGGACGCCGCCAATAAGTGGCAAATGATCTGTAAAATCTGTTAGTTTGCCTTCGCTGGTCATAAACGCACCAGCTAAGTTCAATGCAGAAGTCTTCAAAGCGCCGCCAAAGCTACCTACTATGCCTAATAGTCCTTTACTAAACCTTCCTAGACTCTTTGTCGACTTATCAACTTCTTTAGTTTGATCTTGTGTAGCTTCTTTATTTTCTTTTATAACTTTAGAAGATGCATCCATTACTTGCTGCATCTTCTTAGTAATGTCAGCAGGATTAACGCCTTTTTTCTTAGCCATTAACTCCATAGTCGCAGTCAAGCGAGCAAGAGTTACTTCGCTTGCTACACCATCGCCGCCAACATTGCCGATATC